CGACCACACGCCGCCGTCATGGTGCCGCGACTTGGAGACCCACTACAGGCGCAAAGCAGAGGCCTATTGCAACCTCTCCTTAGCGTTGGAGTGGCGGGCAAAGCGCGCTGGCAAAGGCAGCAAAATATACACCCGGTACCTACGGTTAATCGAAACGTCGCTCAAATACAGCGCGCTAAGTAAACATGAAAGTATGCACGGAACGTTGCAGAACTGGAGGCGGCTATCTTGCTCGCCTAGTCCCACTGACGAGACTGGTTGATCACCAGTCGAAACCGTCGCCAATGGCGGCGGTCTGGGAAAATCAAATTGGAGGAGCTATCAAATGGAATTCTTCACCATATTCGTGATCGTTACTGTCGCAGTGTTCGCGCTTGTGGCTGGCATGGGCATGTGGGCAACGGTTCCGCTCCTTGATGGGGACACCGACATCCGCAACACCCGTGCCCACAACCGTAGGGTCGAGAAGCTGACCCGCGAGAAGATGCGTCATAGGCGGGAGATGTCCCGCATCCGCCGCAACCGTCGCAACCGGAGGTAATCCAATGGAACGCAAACGCAAACCCGTCTCGAATGCCGAGGCCCGTCGTGTTGCTCGCCTGACTGGCGAGGTGACGCTCGAAACTCCCACCCCTTTTGCGGCAGTTGTCCGCACCAACCGCAGCAAGAAGGCTGCCAAGGGCACCCCGGTGACCGTCGCCAAGATATTCGACGGCGACTGGGGGCCTTGCGCCATCTGCCACACTGAGGACGGCGACAAGATATTCCTGTCGTTGGGGAACCTGACCCACAAAGGCAAGGCCAACGCCAAGGTTGTCAAGGCCCTCGAAGAAGAGGACGCGGCTCGTCGCTTTCACGGCGACCGGCGTGTCTTAGTCGGAGACCCGGACTGGTCGAACGTCAAATGCGTGGCCTTCGACGTGTTCCCCAACCTACATGGTCGCATCCGCAAGGTGCGGCTTTTCTTCCCGCGCAGCAAGCGCGACGGGACGCCGCTGTTCGACAACGGCACAGTTCCCGGTTGGTTGTGGGATATCAAGTTAAAGGAGGCGGGCATCCCCGCCGACTTCACCATCGTCGCGTGATAGTTGTTCAGCAAATCTTAACAAGTTAATTTTAACCCTAAGTGCAGCGAGGTGACACCATGCACATTAAACCTTCCCAGTTGACCGAGGCCCTGTGCCTAACCCTCCCCGACAGCCCCGTGATGATCTGGGGTGCGCCCGGTGTGGGCAAGTCTCAGATCATCCAAGACAGTGTCGAGGCCATCTTCGACGCTGTTGCCTCAGCGCGTGGCGTCGAGGTCCCCCCTCAGCGACTGGCGCGGTTGGGAGCGCCCACCTTGTGGGAGCGTCGCATCAACGACTACGACCTGCTCGACTTCGCAGGGCTGCCGCACATAGTAGACAACGTCCAGAAGCGGGCGCTGCCTGACATCTGGCCGGGTGTTGGCTCCGACACCCCGGCGTACGGTGTGCTGTTCCTCGACGAATTCCCGCAGGGCGCTCGCGAGAAGCAGACCGCAGTTCAGCGGCTGCTCGACGAGGGGCGTATCGGCGACTATGTGTTGCCGGGGCATCCCAAGTCCGACCCTGACTGCAAGCGCGGTCTCGTCGCGGTCGTGTTGGCTGGCAACCGCCAGTCGGATCGTGCCAACTCGCACGGCATGGGCACCCAGACCGGGTCGCGCATGGTTCACTTCACGCTCGCGCCTGACGTGGACGACTGGCTGGGCTGGGCCTCCGAGGCTGACGTGGACCCGCTGGTCACGGCGTTCGTCAAGCAGATGCCCGAGTATCTGTACAAGCTGGACCCGACCGCGAAGTCGGACACGCCCACCGGGCCGACGCCTCGCACCTTGGAGAAACTTTCCAAGGCCGTGAAGCGGTGCCCTCCGGCACACGTCGAGACCGCCGTCTACACCGGCATCGTTGGCGAGGAGTGCGCTCGCGCCTTCCTCGCCCTGTGCCACGCGGCCCGTGGCGTCAACGTGGACGAGGCCTTGACCAGCCCGGACACCTGCCCGGTGCCCACTGATACCGGGTTGCAGTTCGCTGCTGCGTCCCTGCTGATCCGCCGTTCCAACACGGAGAACTTCGACAACATCGTCAAGTTCGTCGAGCGGGACGGCTGGTCTTCGCCGGAGATCGGCGTTTTTGTGGTCGAGGCAATCAAGCGGCGCATACCGCTGGTCGCTGAGACCGCAACCTACCGGGACTTCTGCCTACGCTGGGCAGATATCCGCTCCTGAGCGGGAGGGCTTCGGCCCTCCCCTCCCCCTTCGAGTTAATATTAACCTGTCAAAATATGAGGTGACACATGACTGCACTATCTGAAAAGGCCGTTCTCATTCGCGTGATCGGTAGCACTTGGCGTGGCGTCCGCACCGACAAGGCAATCGCCGAGGGTGCGGCCTCGCACTTCGACACAACCTCCGACTGGGTATCCGGGTCCAAGAGGCTGGTCGATCCCGCTGTCCTCAAGGCCCCCAAGAAAATACTGGGCGCTGCTCGCAACTACCTGCGCGGTGACAGCGCTGGTCCTATCGACGGCCAGTTCATCACAGGCGGTCTCCCAACGTGGGACGACAAGGGCTGGTACATCTTGCCCAACGCGCTGAACGAAAAGGTGCTCCGCAACCTTGGGGAGTTTCAGTCTCGATTCGACGTTGCGCTGGAGGATTTGAGGGACGCGCTCCCCGCCGCCATCAAGCGTGCGCGTGATGAGAACCCCAACCTGTGGTCTGCTGACGACTACGCTGGGGGCAACAGCGATGATGCAAATGCTGCAATCATCGTGGCCGAGCGGTACTCGTTCGACCGTGAACTCGACGTGATACCGGACAGCGACGACATTCGCGTGTCGGCGTCCAAGGAGTTCGTCGATGCCCTCAAGGCTGAGGTCGAGGGACGTGCAAACAAGCGCCTCGAAGAGGTCGCCACGCACACCCGTGACACGGTCTTGTCCACGCTGCGCCACTTCGCCGACAGTCTCTCGGAGTACGATCCCGAGAATAAGCGGGCGACGGCGTTTCGTGACAGCACGGTCAACCGGCTGCGTGAGTTGGTGCCGGTGATCCGCGCTCTCAACGTCGAGGGTGACGCACGTCTTGACCGGGCCGCCGACGACATACTGACGGTGCTGGGCAATCGCACGGGTGAGACCCTGCGCGAGGACGATGCCGACCGGGCGGTCGTTGCCGCCAAGGCCACTAAGCTGGCCGACAACCTGACTTCAATCTTCAACTGAGGAGGTGACTATGTACCAGTCAATCGTTGACCCGGAATTCGGGCGTTTGGTACGCGCCCGTTCTCGGCTGGGCAGCAAGGCCCCCGGCTACGCTGCTCAGGTCTTCGGCCTTCCGTTGGTCGAGACCACCCGCACCAACACGATGGCGACTGACGGCAAGACCATGTTCTGGAACCGCACGTTCGTACAGAACACCCCCGACGCAGAACTGGAGGCGGTCGTCTTGCATGAGGGTCTGCATGTCACGTTCATGCACCATCTGTTGCGTGGCGACATCAACCCCGACGTGTGGAATCAGGCCTGCGATTACGCCATCAATCTTGTAGTCTTGGACGCCGGTCTCGCACTGCCGAAAGATGCGCTGCTCGATTATAAATTCCGGGGCATGTCTGCCAAGCAGATAGCCAAGACTTTGTCCAAGCCTGAGCAGCCCCAGAGCACCCCGCAGAGCGCCCCTCAGAGCGCCTCTGGTGAGGGTGAGCAGTCCGAGGGCGGAGATGCCCCCAGCGGTGGGGATGACGATCAGGAAGCGCCCTCAGGCGCTCCCGAGGCCCCGTCCCATGCTGGTGAGATTTGGGATCAGACCGACGACGACGGCAACCCACTGACCGGCGACGATCTCGAAGAGGCTATCGAAGAGGTCCGCAGGGACATCA